AAAGTAAGTACCGATGAAGTTACAGATTGCACCACCGTAACGACCGCCGTTTTCAATCTTCACACCATATCGATTGCCGCCCGTGTCTAAATGTCCACTCACTTCAACAGTTCCACCGAAAAAATTGATTCCACATCCACCATAAAACGATGCAGCCATTTCGGAGTTTCCGTAAAAACAGCATCCAAATAAATCGATCGCGTTAGGTGTGCTTTCCAATATTTGATCTGTACCAATAAGTCCATTTCTATTTTGATTAAATGTGCATGATATCAGTTTGGTTCGAACGCAATCCGTCATTTCTAATGCTGTGAAATTGTTATTGAAGAATACATTTTCAATATATGGTTCTGACAGATTGCTTAATTTAACTCCTTTATTACTAGATAAATTTGAGCCCTTGAAAAGTATGTTGTCCAGCCTGAATCCTGATCCATGAACACCGCTGATTTTTAAAGCATAGTCTCTTTCAACAGCACAGATGATAACTGTTGATCCCGCACCATCACCAGTTATATTTAGGTTTGTACCAACCCAAGCTGGATCGCCTACATCTATCTCGACCGTAGAACTAACTAAATACTTTCCAGCAGGAAAATATAAAGTACCACCACTTGGAATAGCATCAATAGCTGCTTTAATTGCCATCGAATCATCTGTTACTCCGTCTCCTACAGCACCGTGATCCATAACGTTTACAACTAGAGAATCCTTTGTCACCGCATTAGATATTTTTCGATCAGCATCATCTAACCGTGCAGATAGAACTGAATATGCTCCACGAGCATCAACAATTTCAGTGATATCATCACCTGATTGAGCAACTATGTTATCTATTCTTGTATCCAGACTGTCAATAGCTTGTTTTACGTTATTCCCTGGTACCCCTCCGGTGTAGACTATGCTTTCGGCGGGGTGAGCTTCTTTGGAATAGATGTGTTCTTCTAGCTGACGATTAATGTTTTGAAAATTCTTGTTTAATTTTGGATTGCTATCCCTCAACTTTTCATTCAAGGGGATGTTTTGGATATCAGCCAACAGTCTCGCCTCCCTTAAGCTGCATACTTAAATTTAAAGATAACGTCCATGTTTATATTCAAAGCAACGCCACCGACTGTGATACTTGATGTGCCTGGAGGTATTTTCCCAAATTTAGCATTCGTTTTTTGGAGAACGTTTTGATTCCCGATCTTTGCGGTTTTTCGCTTGAAATCAAGCTCAAGTGTTCCTGACATCGGAACATTATAGATAAAGACAACGCCTCCCACAGTCAGAGACAATGAAGCGAAGCTGCCTGTTATTATAATCTTTGGTTCTGCATTGAGCGTTCCTATATTATTAATTTCCGCTGTCCCTGGGCTTCTAAAGTCAAAGGAATAGCTATCACTCCAAGCAAAATCGTCATCCCAAGTGTAATCCGTTTCCCATGTAAGCAGGTCATAAGTGGATTCTTTGCTGTATGCAAACGGATCATAGGCGGTAAATGGCAGGTTGAACACGCCCAGCCCACCAATACGATCAATATCCAAAGACCCAACATACCGAACCATATAATGTCGATCAGGTTGATTAGCAAATACAATCGGCATGGTGCGCGGTCGCCCGTCTCCATCCAATAAAAAAGCAGCAAGCGCGGATACACGTTGCTGCAGTTCTATATGATTCCTTGTGATAAAAGCACATTCAAGCTCAAATGGTTTAGGTCCCATGGTCGCCCCGAAGTCATACGCTCCGTGCATACCTGGGACCGTTACAATATTATCCACTGTAGAGGATAGGATAGGGCGTTGAGTCTTCCTGAATACGCCCATGCCTAATTCCTTTGGTGTTACGCCATCAAGCGTTAAAACAGAATCCATCGACTACCCTCCTAATCCTCTCATATTTCGTTCCACAACACTGCCTAACTGCTGTGCGATTTGGTTAATGTCATTGTCGCTACGCACATAAAAGTTAGCCCCTGACATCATGCCAGTCATGTTTATGACTGTGTTGTTACCACCAGCCACCGCAGCAGCACCTTGTACACCTGCCACAGATCCGGATATATTGGACATGGCTCCAGCCACCGCATTGGCGACTCCTGCAGCTGATCTCACAGCGTTTCCTGCGTTGGATTTCATACCATTCGCCAAGCCTTGGACGATGTTGTCACCATAACCTATCATCAACCGAGATGGAGATTTGATCCCGAAGAAGTCTTTAACAGAATCTCCAATGCCATTAGCTACATCCTTAGCAGCTCGTACCACAGCATCTTTCATACTCTTGATGCCGTTGATAAGTCCTTGAATGATGTTCTTCCCTACATCTTTCATGGTTTCGAATGTGTTTAAGAAGATTCCCTTTATTCCTTCCCATACCGTGCTGGCAGCTTCCTTAGCTTTGTTCCACGCCCCAGCCCAATCACCTTCGAATACTTTAATGAACATTTGGATGACATCCTGTATGGCTTTAATAGCGGTCTCTACAACGATCTTGATATTGTCCCAAGTCCCTTTAAATAGACGCTTTACAACGTCAAACGCTACTTTGAAAACCGCTGTAATCTCATCGCCCCACTTGTCCCAGAACGATTTAATGCTTCCAAAGATAGTCTTGACTACGGAGTAAATACTATTAAAGATCGTTTCGAACGCCGTCTTTACAAGGGTAAGGTACTCATCGAACGTCTCCTGTATGGTGCCTCCCCATTTATCCCAGAAAGCCTTGATGTCATTAAACAGGAACTCGATTACGTCTTTGATCGCATTTATTATGGTATCGAATATGTTTTTAACTACGTCCCAAGTTGTCTTGAAAAACTCTGTAATCTCAGGTCCCCACTTGTCCCAAAACGCCTTGATCCCTTCGAAGGCAGCCATAACGACTTGTTTAATAGCATCAAACACTACTGATGCAGCCGATTTGATCGCTTCCCATACTGCTAACACTCCGTCTCGGAATGTTTCGTTTGTATTGAACAAGTATACGAATCCAGCGGCTAACGCAGCTACTGCAGCGACTATCAAGCCGATAGGACCAGTTATCGCGGTGAATACAGGACCAAGCTTGCCGAAAATAGATATCAGCGAACCTACGCCCATCGATATCTGCCCGAATACCATGAGCAATGGACCTATCACAGCAGCTATCCCGGCGATGACCAAGATTACTCTCTTAACGCCTTCGTCCAAGCTATTAAACCATCCTAACAACTCGGCTACCTTTTGAGTGATCATAGTTAAAACTGGTTGGAGCATCGTGCCCAATTCAGCCAATGCCTGTTGTAGATCGTATTGGGCGTCCGCATTTGCGATAAGCTCTTTGTTATTCTCACGATACAAATCATTTACTTCGGACAGCCCTGATTTAGCAAGGAAGTCCAATATATATTGCTGTTCAGTTCCGTTTTCGTTGGCTTTCTCTAACCCCTCATTGAAGTCATCAAGGTTATAACCCAAACGCTCAAGCATCTCCGCAAACGGTCCTATCGCCTCGCCTGTTGCGAGAGTCTCTTGTAGCCCGTCTGCTAGTCCCTCGATCTTTAGCGTGTCAGGAAACTTGATTACAGCGCCTGACAAAGCGTCAAGGGCTTGCTGCATCTCGTTATCTTTGAATCCTGCTTCTAGCAAGTTTGATAGGGCTTCAACGTTGGAATCCGTCTCACCTGTAACGGCGTTGAGTTCCCGTAATGAATCACGAGTAGACTCTAGTCCCGCTCCTGCAGCAATAGCATTTGTTTCAAGCCTAGCCATGTCTTGTCGTAGTTCTGCTGTGCCTTCTGTGGCTAATGCAGCTATACCTAAGAGCGGTGCTGTGATTCCAACCGCCATACTCTCGCCTGCACTCTTAAGACCTTCGCCAGCTGACTTCATTTTGTCTGCTGCTGACTTTGCTTCCTTGCCCATCTCTTCAAGGCTGTCGCTAGTCTTGCCTACTTGTGTCTCGAATCCTCTTAACTCTTGTTCAGTCTTGGCGATCTCACGTTGAAATGCACGGTACTGCCCTTCGCTTATTGCACCATTTCTGAACTGCTCGTTGACTTGCTCTTGTGCTTTCCTGAGACGGTCCAATTTATCAGTGGTATTTCCGACTGCATCGCTCAACAGCTTCTGTTTCTGCGCTAATAGTTCCGTGTTGGTCGGATCTAGTTTCAGCAAGCGTTCAACTTGTCGCAATTCTGACTGAATATCACGAGACTTTCTGTTTACATCTGATAAGGCTTTCGATAGCCCTGTTGTTTCAGCTCCGATTAAAATATTAATGCCTTTTATCGTCTCAGCCATCTACTCACCTCCCATAGAATGCATCGATGTCACTTTGTTTTGCTTTGCGTGGTTTGTCGTTTTCTACTCCCGAGAAGCACTTAGCAAGATCAATAAGATCAATCGATCTTAATTCGTTAATCTCTGAGAAACTTAAACCGACTTTCTTACCAAGAGAAAGGAGTGATATTTCTATCCGCTCCTCTTCTCGGTCATTATTGGATTGCCCCTTTGACTCCGGAACGAAAAAAGCCGTCTGCGGCTTCCTCCAAAGCGCCTTTTAAGAAAGCTGGGTCGGCAATATCGATACTTTCCAATGTTCCAAGCCATTCCTCGAATGGAGGAAACGTTTTGCCGAATGCGTCCGCTCGTGCCATTGCCCAAACCATTTGCAGAATAGACAACACATCAAGGTTGCTTGGGTCATGTGCGACTTTTTCGAGTTTAGCGAGATCTCCAAGTAAGTCCGTTTTGAATTGCTGCTTATAATACAAAAGAGCCACAGGCGTGGCTCTCACTCGTACTTCTTGTTCTCCAATTTTTAATACACGCATTAAGCGCCACCTCCAGCAGTCGGCGTATAAACCGCTCCAAAGAAGCCGTTAAATGCCGTTGCGTTTGTATCACTTAATTCCATGTCGGCTTTTACAATCATCTTTCCGTCAATATCGATTGGTGAAATTGTTACACTCAATGTGTCAGCAGTTACCTCAACCGATTCGCCTTTGGTTGTCAGTTCTTTCGATGGTCGGCTTGCAAGGCAATCGTAATATACGAATCTGCGGTTCTTGGCATCGCCTTGAACTTGTCCCAGCAAAGCGAACTTTTTTGGAATAGCGTTTGAGATTTCAATTAATGCTCCGTTACTGTCGATTTCCCAACCCAACATTTCAGCCAAGATCGCATCAGGGATAAGAGCCATTTCAAGTTCACCTGTATAGCCGTTGTTGCTGTTTACAACGAAATACGCTGTGTTGTCTGCATAGAACGTTGAGGACTCACCTTGTGGCTCAGGAGACCAACCTACTGCACCAGGAATCGGTACTGGTGTTTCCCATCCATCTTCTGCAACAAAAGCAATATGAACCTTTTCAAGACCAAACGTAACTTTATTCTTAGACATTCCCTCAACCTCCTATGAGTTGAATTTCATATATGACTTGGCGAAGCTTTTCGGATTCTAGCCAAGATTCTGTTTTGCTATATGGAATACGCAATTCCTTAAACTTGTCTTGGATGAGTTTCTCTTGTGCTGGTTCCTTCTTGGTGGTGTATAACTCAATCTGATAATTGCTGATATCGACATAGTTGTGATTGTCAGCGTTCATGTCACTGCTGTAAGCGAACAAATAAGTGATGAACGGAGGGGAAGGTGATTTTTTAAACTCGCCATATGAAACTGGCATGCCTAAAGACTGTAATTGCTCGAATAACTCAGCTTGTGTCATGTTCACCCTCCGTTCTCAATGATTCGCTTAATGTCGCTTTGTAACTTGGCGCTGTTCTTATCATAGGCGGGTCTCATGTGTGGCTTCCCGCTAACTCTACCGCCGTTTACCTTGGCATGACCGAACTCTAGGAGATGGACTAAAGTAGGTTCTGACTTGTTCCAAATGATTCTCGTTGTTTTTCCTCCTAGATCCCGAGCGGTCTTTCTGAATCCTCTGCGGTATCTTCCGCTTTGAACAGGAGAGTTTTGTCTGACATCTTTAAGCATCTCGTCTGCTACTTCATCCACTTTGAGTTCTATTGCGTCTTCGATGTCCTCTGTGTACTTTTGAACAGCTTTGGTGATCTCTTTGGCGAGATTATCAATTGCGATCTTAGCCATCAGCTGCCACCTTCTCACAGGTCAATTCGATCTCTTCAAAGTCCACAGCGTATGTTCTTATGACACGGTATTGGGCGTCTTCGAAACTGACTAACTTCTGACCACTGTACTCATAACCGTGAACCGTGAACACTAACTCGGGACGTAATCCACTTACGGCAGCATTATAAAACTCCGACCTTCCTACAGAATTTAATCTGCATAAGATCGGAGTCTCGATTGGGTCTGATTCAATTGGATTGCCGATGTCATCATACTCGATGGTGGGAGCGATTAAGATTAACTCGTGATCGTAATTCATGACTTAGCCCCCACATGCAGCATGAGGTTGTGCAAACGGTATTGAAGATGCCTCGGCATTGCTCCTGATTCATCACGACTTTGATATCGCCATGAAGCATAGTCCACACAAAAAAGAAGATGATAGGAATTGTCCGCTTCTAACGTCAATCCCTTTTCATCCTCTAGTTCCTTTACTACACTCTGTACAATCGCTGTGAGATATGTGTCTCTTATTGTGGTTCGAATACCTAAGCGCTCTTTGACGAGCGCCGTAACTTGTTCGATATCCATTGAGCACCCCTCCTATTGTTACGCTGGCGTGCCTGGATCTCCCTTGTCACCTTTCGGTCCTTGCGGTCCAGCTGGCCCTTGTGGTCCTGCGGGTCCTGCAGGTCCCGTTGCTCCTGTTGCGCCTGCAGGTCCAGCTGGACCAGCGGGTCCTGTTGCCCC